CTAATGTATAATGCTTGTCTATTTCATTAGGTTATGGATTTAACAAGATTGCCATTCTGACTAGCTTGTTTAGGAGCAGTGTTATTTGAACCAACAACCAAGTTATCACCTCTGATAGCTGGTACTTCATTATCGGCCTTCATATCAATAACCTTCTCGTCACCAAGATTGAATGTAAAGAAATCGTACTTAAAAGTAACGTCAAAATCTTGCGGAGTAACTGTATCATGTGCTAATGTAGGTGATGATACAGATTCTGGATATATACCATAGAACTTATATGTAGATACTATCTTACCAACTCTATCAAGTTGTTGAACAAAATAATTATCTTTTTTATAATCCTTCAAAGTTGATGCTTCCATAGTTCCAGCATCATACGCAACAGACATCCACTTCATAATATTACTACGAATAACTTGATTTTCATCTGCAAGTATTTTAACCGTCCATGGATCGTTAAACTCAGCAGTCGTGATAACATTCATTTTCAATCCTTGAAAACCAATTTGTTCTGAATGAAGTTTGAATGCTGGAAGAGTTATAGAACGAGCAAATATTGATAATTGACTATTATTAGCATTCCATGCTGGAACACTCATTTTAAACATAAATGATCGTGCAAAATCGCCAATAACTTGTCTAAAACCAACAAGATTATTATTGAATGATACGCCGCCTGTGACTGCCATAGTATGTGTCTCCTAAGTTATTTTTAAAATTAGCCTCTTCCAACTATTTCTTGGAAGCTTACCCCGGTAGCTACAGCAGTGTATATAAGCTTAATGAATTCAATTACCTTAGTTGGTTTAACTAAGATTTCCATAACAAATTCATTACGATCAATAATATCTGCGGTATTGTTTGAAGTATCAGCAACAACTAAAAAGTCAAAAACTCCACGTTGTGTTTTGATACCAGACAAGAAACTATTAACTTGATTTGAAAATCTTGTTCGTGTGATATCATCATTCAATTCAAATACATAGAAACGTGCAACTCTTTCAATAGAACGTTCCAAGAAAAGGAACAGACGACGAACATTAACACGATCAAAGGCTGATGGCTTTGCTTGAAGAGTCTTTTGACCCCATATAACAATACCTTGACCAAGGAACTTAACAACAGGATTTATTCTGTTAATATATAAAATGTCGCGTTGTGCTTGTGTTGGGTTAACAGCAATATCAATGACATTATCAATGATACCACGATTTAGACCAGCGGGTGCCCACCACTGAGCGTATGTAAAATCTGTACGTGCATATGTTGCACCAACGAAACCAGAACACGGAATCCAACGTTCCTTTTCACCATAGTTATCAAAAATCTTGAAATAATTACCATATATAGCACTATAACTACTATTAATGTTCAAATCTTTTGCAACAAAATTAGCCATCTGTGTATATACTTGAGCTACTGGCTTCTTTGTGGTTGTGTTCATCATTACATAATCAGGAACATTCAAAATTGCAAAACAGTCTTTACGAATGTTCTTAGCAAGATTATCCATTTCGCGTTTGATGTTTGGTGAGTAGTCGCAGTCAAGAAGAATATCAACTTGGATATCTTCTTTATTACCAAAATACTTCTGCCATCCACCAAAAATTTCACCCTCAAGTTGTGAAAGACCAGGATCAGCATCAATAACTCCACTGTGTGTTGCTGGACTTGTTGAGTTAGCGGATGTATATCCAGCTAATCCATCAGCAGACATAAGTAATGTACGACCGACCGACCATGTTACTTCAATTCCCTTTGATGCCAATTCACCAGTACCAGTAAACATATAAATGTATGAACTGTTTCCATTGACGAGTGCTGGACCAAACATCTTATTTCCATATCCATCTTTCTTATCAGGATTTGTTGATGCTAAATAAATATTATCCAATCCACCAGTTTCGTTGAATACATAAAGAAGATATGAATCATAGAAGTATACAGGATTTCCAGATACATCAAATGATGTAACTTCAGGAACTGGGCCATATTCTAAACCAGTATATACACTGAGCATACCTTCATTAATTGCCCAACCAGCAGATGTATTTGTGGTATCAACATTAACACCAACACGCGGTTGTGAAATGATGATATCATCACGAAGAGTTGGAGCACGACTTAGAAGAGCATCGCCTGAAATACCAGTCCAGTATTTAGCAATAACTGCTTGGCGATCAGTATCAAGAACTGCTTGAGTATAATCGCGCTTAAAGTTTTGAAGTGTTACGAATTCAAAATTTGAAACAACAGCGAATGAAATATTTTCATAGAACGGACCAGCACCTACTGAGTAAACATGAAATAGTTTTGAAGCACCCGACATATCAAGAAGACCGCCAGTAGTTGTTGCCGTTCCTACTGCATCATATGTAAGCGGATACTGAACAACTTGCATTGGTTCTGGTTGTGTTGTAAGATCACCTGCTGGCTGTGATGATGTTGGTTGTGAAAAACCAACAACTGCACCAGCACAAAGACGGGTTGAATCTTCTATACGAACTGCTTTAAGAGGACCGGCCTCAAGATATTTAAGGGCGGTCCATGCAAACTTATAATTTACATCATCAGGCTTACCAAAGATTGAGATATAGTCGGATGGGCTACCAAGGTCAACCACAACATTTACAGGTCCTTTTGTTGCCGCTACAATTATAGCACCCGTTGATGATGTTACTGCTGGAATAACAAGACTCGCATCGCGCTCAATGGTTTCTACGCCTGGAGATTGAAGTGCCATATGTGTATTCTCCTATGTCTTTGTGTCATTTAGCCTCTGTTAGAAGCACACATTGATATTTATATGGCTTTAAGGATTTGCATTTATATAATTTTTATAATTTTTATATAACTGGCCTAAAGCTTTCATACCAATATTTATATGTCATCTTGAAAGAGATTTCCTAAATCTGTCTTGGTCAGTTGTTGGACGAATATATTTGTTAAAGTTTCTTAAAATTTCCTCATCTTGTTCTGATTCTGGTCTAGATTTATCTGATTGCCTATTTACTATACCAGCATAAAACATAACATCGTCCATATATCTTGATCGTAGCAAATATGATACCCAATAAGCAGATGATATTACGTCATCATGACATCCTGCTGCATTCTTAGCTGCAAATATTCCTGGTCTTGATTCTTCAAAGTAACCTAGTTCTTTAACCATTTCATCAGAGTTTATTTTCATATTACCGGTTTCAATGTCTTGTTTCAAATATGATAATGCAAGAGGTTTTGTTTTTACATTAGCATTTATTCCATGTTCGCTACGCTCATAATCAAAAAACAAATTTTCATATTCTTTGTCATTATGTAATGATTTACAAACAACGTCTCCTAATTGATTATTTTCTACGACAATAACACCATTATTGTAATATTTACCTATATTATAAACTTTTTCTATAAAATCAAATAAAAGAACATCGTTCCGTCTATATAAAGCAACTTGTTCGTATTTTCCTGTTTGTAAAAACATAGTAATATCAAATACATTAACGATTGAATAATCGGAGTTGGAACCCTTCGCTACATCTACACCAAGACCATATATATGCCCATTGATTGGTTGTTTCCATATTTCATACCCATGGTCTGGTGTATATGATGGTTCTTCCCATTTTAAAGTAGATAATATATTACCCTCAACGAGAGTATTTGTTGATCCAGAAAAAGAACAAGAATATTCTTGGGCAAACCGAACCTTACCAATTGCTTGTAGTGTATTTTCTTTCCATTCCGGGTTTCTATCGGGATGTCTTTCCCAATTTATTTTAATATGCTGAAATGTGTTTTTCTTGTTTATTGCATTATTATATATCTCGTAAAATAATCCAGACGATCCTCTTGGTGTAGATACAAGAATAACACGCCCACCTTGTGAGATAGTGGGAAAGGCCGATGCCCAATATGCACTTGCTACATTGTCAGGAACGAACGCGAATTCATCACAAAACAATAATGAAATACTTTCTCCACGGAAAGAATCTTCAGAAGTTGCTCCCGCCATGATTCTTGATCCATTATCAAATTTAACTTCTAATTGATCGTATTTTTCAACACCGGGCTTTAACCAATCTGGTAATTCTCGCCATGCTAATTTGACTTCGTCAATAATTGAT